GTCGCCGAACTCAGGCGCAAGCTGCACCTGCGGAACCGGCACCATTTCGCCGCGGTTGCGCGCGTCGTAGTAGCCCTGGAACTGCTGACGTACCTGTCGCGCTTGCACGCCGACCGCATCCGGTCGCATCGCAGCGGCTTCCAGCCTGCGCGAGAGTTGCAGCCCTGCGGGGCCAGCCTCCGGCACGCCGCGCTCGTGGTCCTGAATGGCGAGGCTCAGCGCCTCAACCAGCTTGCGTCCGGTTCGTCGATTACCGGCGTCCGCGCCGCTTTGCGCGATCCCGTTGGGCTCGTTCATTGGCTTGCGTCTCGCGCAGAGGTTTCACCGCCGCTTCGGAGATGAGACCCTGCGAGATCGCCAAGGTAGCGATCCGCTCGAAGTCCGACGAGCCGCGACTCGCGTGCTCCCGCAACTTCTCGCGGATCATCGCGCGGCCCTGCGGCGAGTTGAGCGTCTCGGAGCCGCCGCCGTTGACGCCGCCCACCAGCTTGTGCAGTTCGTCGACCGGACGCACGACGCGCGCGGCGGGGGCCTGCGGACGCGCCGGAGCCTGCGGCTGCGGGCGAGCGCCACGCATGGACTGCGGAGCCTCCTGCATCCCGCCGCGCTGCGGTGCGGCCTGCGGTTCAGCTTGCGGGGGAGCCTCGACGGGAGCGGAGCCCGCGCCGACGCGGCCGAAGTACGCCTGCTCGGCCGCCTGCGGTTCCATCACCGGCTGCGCTTGCTGCGCGCCCGGAGCCGTCGGTTCCTTCATCGTGAGGAACGACATCGACGACGCGAGATCGGGCGGCGGCGGGGGCGGCGGCGGGGCCGACGCGGCGCCGGGACCGGACATCCCGGACATCAACGCTTGCCCGGCCTCGCGCTGCTCCGTTGGAAGCCCGTAGGCAAGCGCGCTTGCGCCCGAGAACGCTGCGCCGAGCCGCTGATCGCCAGCGATGGCGGCCTCGATGCGCGAGCGGACGTCAGGCGTGAGATTGCCACCCACGATGCGGCCGCGCCTGGCGTCCCACATGACCGGCACGCCGTTCGTCGACGCGGCCTCGAGGTCGGCCTTGAACGCCGAGCGATCCGACGCCGAAACCGTGTAGGTCTTACCGAGCGCGTCAAGCGCGCCGGGAGACACGGGAAACACGGGCTCGCCTTGCAGCATGAAGCCGCCATCGCCCTGTATCGCGCCGACCGCGCGCATCCGATCCGTCTCGGCCCCAGCGGCGCCCGTTGCCATCTGCTGCTGCTGCTGGACTTGGCCCATGAACGCCTCGGTCGCGCCAGCCTGGAACCCGTCGCCCGGCTGGAACTGGCCCGGACCCGGAGGCCCGACCTGCGGCCCCTGCATCGACTGGAGCGTCTGCTGGAACGCCTGGAACTTCTCGGGGTCGAACCGCCCGAAGGCGTCGACGGGGCTGCCCATCGAAGCTACGAAGCGCGTCGCGGCGTCCCGGCCCGCGCGAATCTGGCGCTGGTAGCTGTCGTTCTCCCGCGCACGCGCCATGTCGTCGGCCATCTTCTGGCGCGACGCCTGGCTATCTGCCTGCATGATGCCGAGCTGCTCGCGCTGGAGCCCCTCCATCACGCCGCGATAGCGCACGTCCTCGCCGAACTGGCGTTCGTTCAGGCCAAACGCGCGGTCCGCGTTCGCCTGGTCCATCGTGCGGCCTTCACGCCGGAACGAGAGATCGGCCCCGAACTCCGTACGTCGCTGCTCGAGCTCCGCGTTCGCGCGCCGATCCGCCGCCGCCTGCCGGATCTGCTCGAGCGTGCTCTGCGCTTCGATCTCGCGGAGCTGCTCGTCCTTGCGCTGCCGGATCTGGAGGCCGAACTGCAAGCCCTGCACGGCCTGCGCGACGGCTCCCTGGATCGCCGCAAGCTGCGACTCGGCCGCACGCGACTGCGCGCCGATCAACGACGACATCGCGCCGCCGGTGTCCTGCGGGTTGGGAGCGCCGAAGAGTTGCGGAGTCGCCATGACGGATCAGGAGAAGAGGTTGCCGAATCCCTACGCTGCGCCGCCCGCGCCAAGCAGGCCGCCCGCCAGCGAAGCGAAGCCGCCGATCCCGGCCGCCTTGCTCGACGCCTTCGCCGCCTTGTCGGCCGCCCACTTCTGCATCCCCACCGAGTCGTAGTACGCCTCGATCTGGTTGAGCGCGTTGAGCACCTGCGCCGAAAGGTCCATCTGGCCCTGCGCCATCTGGCCGCGCGCACCAGCGGCGAGCCCGCCAAGCTGCCCCGCGAACTGCATGTTCGCCTGCGGCGTGAAACGCCCGATGGCCGCCGCCGGGTTCACGCCGAGCATGGCGAGTTGATCGCCGAGCTGCCGCTGCGAGTCGCGGAAGATCCCGCCCTGCGTGGCGAGATTCTGGCCGAGCGCGCCCATCGTCGCCTCGCGGATCAGCGGGAGAGCGTCCTGCGCGTACTGCTCCACGCGCTGCGGAGCGCCCGTGGTCAGGAAGTACGGCGTCACGCCCTTCACTGGAGCGCCGGGATGCCCGTAGCTCGAGTACGCGCCCGTGAACTGCCCGGAGCCCGGCGTCACAGTCGGCGCCGGCCCCTTCGGCTTGTTGACGCCGTACGGGTCGAATCCTTGGGAGTAGCCGGGCTGTGCGTACATGGGAACCTCCGGGTGAATCCTACACGCTCAGCGGGTACTCCAAGAGCGTCAGCGTGCAGTCGATGGCCGCGGCGGCGGTTGCGATCGCCAAGATCGACGTGTCCGGCTCGAGCACCATGCGCACAGAGCCGAGGTCGTAGCCGTTCGTCGCCGTGCCTACCGCGCCCAACGACTGTCCGGCGATCTGCGTGCTTCCCGCGCGCGTGCGCACGAACACCGAGCCCGTCGCGGTCGAGCCCGACTTGTTCAGCATCCGCAGCGAAACGAGCACGGCCCAGCGATCCGCCGGAGCCCGGTAGAGCACCTGCTCGCCTGCGGTCAGCTCTCCGTTCAGCGTGCGCGGCGTCGGCATCAGAGCACCCACGGAAGAGGATCGCTGCTCGCCATGATCGGCGCTGCGGGCGGGGCCTCCATGTTGGAGCGCTCCATCACGCGACGAATCGACGCCTCGAGCACGCGCTGCACGGCGGCGGCGTCGTACTCACGCGGCACTTGGTCGAGCTGGATGGGCTCAGGTTGGATCGGTGTCGGACACACGGAACACGACCTCGATGATCTCGAAGGGCGAATCAGACTCGAACCGGAACTTGAAATGCCGGGCGTTCAGGTGCCCGATGTCGAAGCGCGTGACGGCGCGCGCGGCGGTGTCGATCTGGCTCGCTGGCGGGTTGGATGCGTGCGGGATCAGCGAGCGCGCGGTCGCGTTGTCGTCCAGGAACGCCGACACGGTGATCGCGCCGGTCCCGAGCGTCGTCGTCACGTCCAGGTAGCGGGCGCGCTTGACGCTCTCGCTGTCCTCGAAGTCGAGCCACCGCGTCTCCCACACGCGCGGAGACACGCCCAGCTTGATCGCGTCGCCGTTGGCGGGAGGTGCGCTCGCGGGCCGATCGAGGAGGATGAGCCCTGCTTCTCCACCCAGCGCAACACCTCGCTGGTTTCCCCACGAGACAACCGCCCCGCGCGGACCCGCGAGCGCGAGATCGAGAGTACCACTCGCCACAACGATCTGCGTGGTGGTGCTGCCGACGCCGGCCACGAGCGCCGAAGCGCCGTGCGTCGCCGCGGCCCCGAGCATGAACAGCCCCGTGTCCTGGCGGTCCAGCCAGACGAAGAAGCCTTCCTCGGTTCCGCCGACGAACTCGCCGACCTCGCCCTCGTCGGTCGCGTGATCGCACAGCGCCGTGAGGTTGGGGGACTCGTACCGCGAGAAGCGCAGGCCGCCGCCGAACGGCTCCGCGCTCAGCCGGTGGCTCGTGTCCAGCGCGTCGCGCTCGCGCAGCGTCATCACGATCTGGCTGCGGCGCGGGTTCACGGCCGCCACAGCGCGCAACGCGGCGCCGGGCTCGACGCCGTTCTCGAACAACTCGCGCACGTTCGCGCCGACCCAGCGCGGGATCCCCGAGCCGTCGTAGGCGTACACGCCGCGCTTGCCCCAGAACAGCAGCACGCCCTCGTGCTCGATGAGAGCCGCTCCGCTTGACGCCCCGAACGTCTTGCTCACAACTTCGCTCTGTGCGGCCCCCTGGCGCAGCACGGCGCGGTGCATCGTGTCGCGCTTCGTGATGACCAGTCGGCCGTTGAAGTCGCGCAGGCCCGTGATGCCCTCGCGCGAAGCGTCGGGCACGGCCACGATGTTCTCGGCGGGGAACGCGAGCGGCCGGTTCGGCTTCGAGAACACGGCCACGTCCGGGAAGTCGGTCGGCTCGCCCTCGTCGCTGTTCACCCAGCGCTTCAAGTTGCCGCACACGAGCGAGCCCTGAGACACCTCGAGCACGCTGCAATCGGGCGGCGGCCAGTTGTCGAACTCCAGGGGCAACCCGCGCGCGAGCTCGTCCAGCGTCGGCGAGAACGAGGTGCTTGTCGCGCCCTTGGGAACCTCGGCGACCTTGAAGAACGAGAACGTGCCGGGCAGCGTCGCGTAGACCCACGTTTCGATCTCGCCGCGGTCGGGCGATGCGGGCAAGTCCAGGAGTTGGACTTCGATCTTGCTGCTCGTGTTGCTGGCGTCGTCGCCCGCCGGGTCGATCTCCAGTTCGGGACCGGGCGCGGACACCTGGGCCTGGGCCGGGTCGTAGAACGCGCAGCGCACGCGAAACTTCTTGCTGAGCTCGCCGCGTTCGCGCAGGAACTTCCACGTCGGCGTGGTCGCTCGCGCGCTCGAGGCCGCCGCGGTGATCGCCACCTGCATCTTCTCGTTCGGCTTGGAACTGGCCGCGTCGGCAAGTCCGTAGGGCTGCGTGTCGACCGCGGTGAAGGCGTCGGCCGCCGACTCGTTCGCGTGCAGTTCTCCGGGGCCGGCGATGCCCGCGGTGAAGATTTCCGTGTTGCCGAACAAATCGCATCCGTCGTCCGCGAGGTCGGCGTTGAGGCCGCCGCCGGTGGCGCTGTTCGACGGCTCGAAGATCGCCGGTGCCGCGCCCGCTTCCACGGTGTACGCAAACGACGCGAACTCGCCAACGAACGGCATCACGCCGCTGGACGCATCCAGCGCAAGGTGCGAGCCGAACAGTTCGATGGGGTAGCTCGACTGGTCGACGTTCTCGCTGTCGGCGAAGCCCTCGGACTTGATGAGCTTGACGCCGGTGTAGACGCCGCCCGGATCGCTCACGAGCGTCGAAAGGTCCGGCGCCGCGCCCGTGATCGGGTCCACGACGTTCACCACCGTCGACGAAGTGAAGGCGTTGATGACGAACGACTGGCCCGCGAAGGGTCCGGTCCCTGGGCAGAACAGCATCCCCAGGAAGTCGGCGGTGAAGCACGCCGCGCTCGCCGTCACCTGGCCCGCTGCGTTGCCCGTGAAAGTGCGGTCGTTGCGCGAGACGAGGCCCGTTCCCGACGAGTCCGCGACGCTCTGCTCCAAATCGGTCGTGAACCCGACGAACTGGCGCACGCTCGAGCTCGGCTTGTAGTCCCACGTCCGGCGCAGGAAGTTCGACGCCGAGGTCTTGCGGAACCGGCGCACCAGCAGCACGTCGTTCAGCGTCGATGCCGTGAGCCCAAAGAGCGTGTCTCGCCAGCAGCCAGATCCGAGCGTCTTGCTGGGGTAGCGCTTGCGCACATAGACGTAGTGCCAGTGGTGCGGGTCGAACACGGGCACGGAGGTTTCGATCCACACCTCGCGCTTCTGCACCGTGTCGTACCAGCCGACGCGCGCCTTGCCGTCGAGCATGTCGACGAAAATCCCGCCCGACGCTGCGCTCTCGCCCTTGCTCGAGAACAGCAGGCGTCGCCCGTTGATCGAGTGCGGCTTGACCAGGCACTTGAACGCGAACACGTCGGCGCTGCCCGGCGTGAGCGCCGTGGGCTCGAACGCCATTTCGGTATCCCACCGCTGGTAGAGGTAGGCGTTCCCGTCGGTCTGGTAGTGGAAGATCGCGCCGTCGCTCGCCGAGGACGGGCCGATGGGGTCAGCGTCGGGATTGGCGACCGATGCGTCGCGCGCGTTCGGCTTCCACAGCGGCGCACCGCGGCGCAGCTTGAAACGCGGCTCCGACACCGGCGGGCGCACTCCCGCGTGCTTGGCGCTAGGGACGGACATACACCGGCCTCCCGCCCGTGGTGACGAACAGAGACGCGCCGTACAGGCCCCAACTCGCCGGGTTGTCGTGCAGGCCCATTTCGTGGAAGAGGCTGATCGCCGGGTGCGATTCGATCACTCCGTACTGCGCGCCGCCAGAGTCGAGCGTCTTGTGCCCCACGCCTTCGGGCGCCGCGAGCGCTAGGAACGTCGGGCTTGCGTCCGCGAGCGCCTCCGGCTGGAACCCCGAGGATGCGGCTCCGGCGCGAGCAGCGACGCGCGCAAGCAGCCCGCCGAGGCCATGCACGCGACCGTGCAAACGGTCAGGCCGAAGAACCTCGCCGCCGACGGCCCCGTCGGTGAATGTGCGCGCCGAGCGCGGCTCCGCGTAGGACGCCCGCGCGACGCCCAGCAGCACCGAGCAGCCCGTGATGGGCACGACGTTCGCCAGGTCCAGCCACGATCCCGCGGCCGCGCCGTTCTCCGTCGCCAGCAGCCGCACCGACACCGGGCGCCCGTTGACGAAGCACAGCACGCCGCTCGAAATCCAGGAATTGGACTGCGCGCCGACCAGCGTGAATCGAACGTGGGTCCACTCGCCCGGCGTCAGCGCCGCAGCGCCGCGCGCGACGAACAGGCCGCCGTCGGGACGGTTCGTGCCGTCGAACGTCGCGGTCGATCCGATGGCGAGCTCCGGCGAGCCGTTCGCCAGGCGCAGCCACAGGTGAACCTTGTGCTGCCCGGCCGAGCCGCTCGCGTTGCGCATCGGGTTCGTCGACAGCGAGCCCACCCAGAGGATCGTCTGGAAGTCGGCCAGGCCGTCGAGCTTGACCCAGGCGTCGATCGAGAACTGCGTCCCCAACCGCGCCGAGGTGACCTCGAGCCCCGTCGCAGTATCGAAGCGCACGGCGTCGCCCTCGAGCGGAACGTAGGACCCCGATTCGCGCACGCGCGTCGCGCGCATGTGCAGGCTGCGCTTGATCGTGTCGGTCGGTCCCTCGATGCGCCAGCGGTCGTCGGCGAGGTACAGAGCCCCGCGGGTCGCCGCGAACAGGTCGCCGCGGTGCGATCGCATCCCGAGCACCGGATTGCGCCGCGGAATCGAAGGAGCACGCCACCAGCGCGGCGCCGCGTCCAGCGCCACGACGGCGGGCGAATACGTGCGGATGCGCCACTCGGCGGCGCATGGCGCGATGTTGGCGAACACCTCGCGCGTGAGCGCCGCCTCGCTGGGAACCGTCACGCCGACCTCGAACGGGTCCGACATCGACGTCTGCACCGTGACGTGCGAGAGATCGTCCTCGAAGGCCGTGTAGCCGATGACTCGGAAGCTCGCCGCGGCTGCGTTCCGCATCGTCGGGCCGTCAAAGGGCCGCGAGAGCGTGATGCTCGATCCCGACGCCGAGGGCGCGTAGTAGAACTCGTCCAGCACCAGCGGGGCCGTGTCGTCTTGCCGCACTTCCAGCGTGTCGCGCGAGACGCGCAACAGCGTTTCAGCTACAGCCTCGAGCGTGTCCTCCGGCTGGCCGGCGAAGAACGCCAGGCCATCCGCCGACGTCACCGTCGCCGAGTCACGCGTCACGTTCACGCCCGGCGCCGAAGGCCCCAGCGGGCGCAGCAGGTCGGCCCGCGTGAGCTTCCCAGGAGGCAGCGCGCGGCCGCCGGTCAGCTTCCCCGTCCCGGCAGCCGTCACGCCGCCGCTCGCAGCAGGCAGCGCCCCAGGAGCCGCCACGCCGAACACCCGCACGTCCTCGACGATCAGGCGCGCGCTCAGCTCGTCGGCTCGCAGCGAATCCGGGCGCCACGCGCCGCCGATGGTCACGACCGAGCGCAGCAGGTCGCGCTTGGGGATCGTCAGCGTCGAGAAGTAGGCGAACTCGGCCCCAGCGGGATCACCAGCCGCCGGGCTCAGCACGCTCTTGGGCGTCGCCGCCAGATAGACGCGGTACTCGTTCGCGTTGCCCGTCGACTGCACGCCGATCTGGATGCGGATGCGCTCGCCGACCCACTCGGCCGTGGTCGAGAAGTTCGCCACCGGCCCGGTCGACCAAGGCTCGACCGCCACTGCCACCGAGCCCGTCTCGTTGTCGAGCGTGGTGTCGACCTCGAGCGTGAAGCCCTGCGGGAAGAAGAACGGATCGGAGCCAAGCGCGAAGTCCACCACGCTCGCGTTCCACAGCCGCAACATGGGACGCGCCGCCACGTCCAGCCCCGTGTTGTCCTCGCGCAATTCCCACGAGGCCAGGACCGGCGCCCCCTGCGTTCGGCGCTGCGTCGAGCCCACAGGCACCTCGCGCCCGTAGTACGCCTGCGGGATCACGCACGAGAACTCGATGGCGAACCCCGACGAGCCGGAGCGGAACATTTCGGTCAGCTCGCGCCGGAGAACGCTGTCGTCCTCCATGTCCAGCGTCAGCGCCTCGCCCTCGCCGCTCAGGAACAGCTTGCCCGCGCCGCGCCCGAGCGTGTACGGCGCGAGGAACGCCGTGTTCCCCAGCACGAGCTCGCGCAGCGCCGCGCCGCCCGCGTCGTCCAGCGGCCACGCGCCCACGAGGCTCGACACGTCCTGCTCGGCCAGGTCGTCCGGCAGCGAGTACGACGCCAGCGAGAAGCGCGCCCGCGCCGTCGTCAGGTCGCGCGCCGTCGTCCAGATGCGGAAGCTCGAGAGCCGCAGCGGGCGCTGATGCCAGCGGAACACGATCACAAAGAACGGCGACGACGTGAATCCCGTGACCGCCGAGAAGTTGTCGGCGCGGTTCAGCCGGAAGTTGCCCGCGACCTCGGTGTAAGTGCCGATGCGGATGCGCCCGCCGCGGACACTCGCCGGCGTCGCGCCGCTCTGGTTTCCCCACAGTGCCGCCCAGCAGTTGCGCAGCGCCTCGCTCGTGTTCGCCACAGCCTGACCCGGCACAGCGCCCGTCCCCGTGTTGAACAGGCCCGGCCACGGAGCGGCCGCGCTCGCCAAATCCAGCGGGTCGTAGGGGCTCGGCAGGTTCGAGGCCGTCGAGTCGTGCATCCCTCGGAGGTTCAGCCCGAGGAACGGCGTCCCAGCCGTGTAGACGCACGTTTGCCCCGCCGGATACGCCACCGGTGGATTGATCGCCGACACGTCCACCATGCGATGTCCGGCCGAGTCCATGTGCGCCGAGTCGAGGCCCAGCGGCGCGAACCCCTGCGTCGCCCACGGAGCGAAGCGCATCCCCAGGCCCAAGAACATCGGATCGCGCCCCGAGAACCGCACGCCGTAGCGCGTCAGATAGTCGAAGTTGTCGGTCGGACCCTTCCACGAGAACAGGTCGGTCCCGCTCGTCGCGCAGCGCGTCACCGTGCCCGCGTCGTCGCGCAGCACGATCTCGAACGCGCCATCGCTGTTCCACGCCGCCGTGGGGTTGGAGCTCGTCGCGTCGCCCGGCGTGCCCGTGTCCAAGCGCAGCCGCACCGCCACCTGGTACGCGCGCCCCGGCTCGATGAACGCCTTGGCGATGATCGCGCGCAGTCCCATCGTCGCTTGGCGGCCGGACGAACCGACGTTCGCGCCGCCCGCGCCCACGAGGTAGCGCATCTGGTTGCCGCCGTACGCACCCCACCCCGGAGCGTCGTACCACATGAACACCAGCGCGTAGTTACTCGGCCGGTCGAACGCCGCGGCGCCCGTGATCGTCTCGAACTGGTCGCCCGTGTTCACCACGCCCAGCGCCCACGACATCGGCGAAAAAGCGTCCCCGCCCTTCTGCGCGATCAGGAAGCACTCTTCGAGCGCCTCGTCGTAGGTGTTGATCTCGCTGTTCGGCGACGCCGGAGCGCCCGACCCCGCGCGCGGCGAGTAGAGCCGCTCGTCTGCCGGCAACCCGAACCCGATGGAGAACGTGAACGAGCGGCCGCGCCGCCCGTGGAACTCGTGCGTCAATGGCGACAGCGCCGTCCCCGAGAGCGCGAAGTCGCCGCCAAGATCCTGCTCGCGGCGGTACGGCACGAACACGTAGCCGCGCGACGGCACGCCGCCCAGCGCAGCCTCCGACACCGTGGTCAGCACGCCCGAGTGCGGCGCCGGCTGGTTGTTGAACTTGATCGCCCCGCCGTGCCCCGACACGCTCTCGCGGTCGAAGTCGATGTTCTCGCAAAACGGAGTCTGCCCGTCCTCGAGGAGAGCGGGGTTTAGCGCATCGTTCAGGCCGAGCGCCAGCGGCTTGATCGGATAGCGCCGGTAGTGCCGACGCCCCGGCTGGTTCGGCATGGCGGCCTCAGTTCAGCGTGAACGTAACGGTGCAGTCGAAGTTCGCAATCGTGTCCGTGATGAGCCCGAACGGGCCGCCGAGCTGGATGTCGAGGTCGACCGACCCAAACTGGCCGACGACGCTCGCCCACGGCAGAACCGGCGTCGCCGTCGCCATGCGGTAGTCGAGGATGTGCGACGCCGCAACGCCCGTGACGGCCTTGGTGACGATCATGCGCAGCAGGCGCACCTTGGTCGAGCCCGCCAAGCAGGAGCCCGCCGGGAAGAACCGGATCGTCTCGGTCGCAGCGGGGCCACGCCCGGCGCCGCCGGAGTCGTCTTGCCGAGCGTTGCGCCACTTGTCGACCGTGATGACGCCCGTACCCGCGTTCACGTTGGTCACGGTCCCGAAGAACCCGCCCGACGTGATGGCGAGCTGGCCGTTGGCGACCGACGTGGTGGCCGTCAAGCGAGCCTGCGTTCGCAGATTCGTCACGTCCGCGTTCGGAGCGACGACCGTGGTGTTCACGACTTCATTGAGGCGCGAGCCTGCGCCGTCGCCAGGGATGCAGCGAGTGTTGTTGGTCGCGCCCGTGAGATGCACCCACTTCGCGCCGCGTTCGTAGATCGACATGGGCTCACCTCCAAAGAGGGTACTGAGTGTCCTCGGTGCGCAGAATACCCTGCGCTCCCGCCGGAAGGATCGTGTGTCGCATGTAGTACGGCTGCGCGACCTGCCGCGGCGTGATGTGCCGCTGGAAGGACGAGTATTCGTCCGCGAGCACCGCCGCAAACGCCTTCTGCTGCTCGTACTGCCCGCGCGTGCCCCACAGCGAATTCGCCGCCATGTAGAGCACGAGCTGCATGTGCTGCTCGGGGATCTCGAAGTGCAGCTCGTAGGTGTCGCCAGCCTGCGGCGCGACCGTCCACGCGCTTTCCATCTGGAGCACCGTGTAGAGCGTGCCCGCCTCGTTCTGGAAGTGCGTCGAGCCAACCACAGCGAGCATCTGGCCCGACCGCGCCGAGTTGCCCGTGATCTCGACCACCGCGTTCGTGTAGGAGCCCGCCAGCGTCTCGTGCGGGAACACCTGGGCGTCTGTGCTCGTGTCCGCGTCAAGGCGCAGGAACGCGCCCGTCGGCGTCGCCGGGAGGTTCGCCTGCGTCGGCAGCGTGCCCTTCGTCACCGCGGCCGGGCGCTTCGCCACGGCGAGCTCGAGGTCCAGCGCGCCGCGCGTCGTCACGAGGCGCAGCCCGTTCAGTTGGGGCAGCCAGCCGCCGGTCCCGTACTTCGTCGCCAACGGCACAACCGTCGTGCGGCCGATGCCGGTCGGGTCCGTCGTGCTCGCGTTCTCGCGCACTTCCACGATGCGCTCGGTCCACGACGGCAGCGTGTAGTCGAACACGTCAGCCTTGGCCTGGCGCGCGGCCGTCTTGGCGAGCCGCACCGTCGCGTTGAAGTAGCCCTCGTCCACCTCGGCCATGCGCCGCGACAGCGACAGCGCGTGGCGGTTCAGGTGCAGGCCGATTTGGTTGTCGCTCCAGTGCGTCGCGTCCGGCGCCTGGAGCAACTCCCGTACGGCCTCGATGGCTTTCGAGAGGCGCATGGTTCAGGCCCCGCGGCGAGCCGTTCCGTTCGTGCGCGGGACCCCCATCGAGTCGATCTTGTCGGCCAGGCGATCCATCGCCGCCACGAACAGCTTGTCACGCTCAAGCTGCTCGGTCTGCATCAACTGGAGCTGCTTCTGGAACTCGTCCTGCGATTCCTTTTGGCGGCGCAGAAACAGCACCACCACGGCAATCACGGCAGCAACGGACACGCCCTCGGGGATCATCTTGCCCAGAAGGCTCCAGGCTTCTGCATCTCCGGGGGTTTGCATCACGGCGAGGGAGAAAAGTTGCAACATTCTTCACTTTCCTCGTGCGATTCCACGCAGGCCCAAATCCGTGACTGCTTCGTTTCGCTCGCGCAAGGCGTCCTGAGCGGCAGCGCCGCCCATCTCCATCCGGCGCATGATCGTCGGCATCCGGCGCCGCGCCCACTGGAGGTATGCCTGCATCTTCCGCGCGATCTCGTAGCGCGTGACGATGGCGGCCTTCGCGCGCTTGCTCGCGCCCTCGGCTTCGAGGTTCGCCGCGAACTCGCGCAGCCCCACGCTCGAGCGCTGGAGGTCGACCTCGCGGAGCTTCTGGATCAGCGGCTCGGCCGTGAACGGCAGCGGCCGGTAGACCGGCGCGTTCCACGGGCCGTCGCACCAGAAGAACACATGCGACCAGCGGCCGCTGCGGCGAAGGTGCTCCTGCACCTCCCAGACGGAGCGGCGCGTGTTGAACACGCAGCGCAGCCGCGAGTCGAAGTCTCGCAGCCCGTCTTGGATGTTCTTGGGGCACGTCGGCACTTCACCGACGCGCCCCACGCTCACAACGGCGTCGCTCACATGCGCTCCGCGTTTTCGCCGTCCTCGTAGATCAGGCGGGCACGCTCCCACGACGCGCGCGGGCGCAGCACCTCGATCGCCTCGCCGCTGACGAAGTTGCCGCCAGTGCCGAGCGCCGCCAACACAACAACGCCCATGCCGGTCGAGTCGGCCGTGAAATCCACGGCGCCGCCGCCGACGGTGCGCTCGATCTGAATGTTGTTCGCGTCCACAGCCAGGGCGAAGTAGATCGCAGACGTGGACAGCGCGGTGCCCGAAACGGTCGGGAGCGCCTGCAAGACACTGCCGACGTTTGCGGGTTGCAGCAAGAGCGGCGTTCCAGCCGCGATGCCGTGATTGGTCAAGCCCACCCGATCGGTGCTGGCCGTGGCCGTGGCCGTGCGCGCCGTCGCGTCCGCCGCAAGGCGGAAGCTGTTGGCGTCGACTCCGGGCTGCACGTAGTAGTTCGTGTTCAGCGAAAGCCCGGTCGGCAGGCCGTTGTCCAGCGGCCGCACTCGCACCACGTCGCCCTTGCGCAGCCCGTGCGCGGTGAGGGCTACAGACCGATCCGCGGTCGTGCTCGTGACCGCGCAGGCGCCGAGCGACACGTCGAAGTTGCGCGCGCGGCCCGGAATGGCCATCCATCCAGCGGCGTTGTCGAACTGGAAGGACGCCTGCGTAGTGCCCTGCACGGCCGCCTCCCCGGTGTCGGGGAAAAACAGCGCGCGAACCTGACTCGGCAGATTGGGGCGCATCGGCGCCAACATCCGCGACGCCTGCAAGGGCGCCTCGCCGAGCAGCGCGATCCCCGTGCCGACCCCGATCTGGAGGGCGTTGAGCGTCCCCCAGGTGCCCGTCTTGGTCCCGTGGCTGATGGACGTGATGCGGTCGTAGAAGCGCGAAGTGCGGACGTGCGAAAGCTGGATGCCGTTCGGCTGCAACAGCGTGCCGATGTTGATGGTCAACGTCTCCACCTGCGGGCTGCCGTTGAGGAAGCCGCTGACCGTAATCGGGAGCGCGTTGGTCGAGCCGGAAATGTTGGGCGTCGCCTGGACGGCCCCAGGCTTTCCGGTGGGCGACGTGCGGTTGTTCTCCAGAACGATGCTGATTTGCTGCGGCCACGGCAGCACTTGGCCGCGAGCGACAAAATCAGGGTTCAGCGTCAGATTGCCGTTCGCCGTGTTGCTCGCCAGCGCTTGGAAGAGGCAAATGTGCTGCGGGTCGCCAGGCGGGCACCAAACGTCCGTCCCGTAGTGGAATTGGCGGCCGAGAAGGCTGGCGGGGTGCAGGTTTTTGAGGCGGATGCCGGACATGACTGCTCTCTTGGGCCGGATGCCACTCGGCTACTCTCGCGGGGCTTGGATGGGCGTGCCGGTTGCCCCGCGGCTCCGGCACGCCTTCGTCTCACTCAGGCGACGAGAGCGATCAGCTCTCCTCGATGTCCATGATTCGGACGCCGCAACGATCGCGGACGCCCACGCCCAGCGTGCACTCTTCGACCGTGCGCGCCTGGTAGCGGTCCATGTCCTGGAGGTACTGCCAGATGTTGGCGCCCTGCTCCGAAGCCCACGAGAGCGGCTCCGTGACCCAGTTCTGGAACCCGCCCTGCTCGAGCGACAACCCGTGGATGTTGTTCTTCGGGTGCAGGCGGTCGACCAGCCACGGGATGCCGCCGGGGCCGACCATCGTGCGGTCCCAGCCACCGGGCAGGTTCACCGTGTTCACGAAGCGCTTCTCGCCCGTGAGCTGCGCGCTGTACACGCGCTTCGGTGCGTAGCTCGAGAGCCACACCTGGATCTCGGCGCTGTTGCGCTCCTCCACCTCGTCGATGATCTGCATGAGCAGGTTCTCGGTCGGGGTGCGCAGCGAGCCGCTGTTGTGGTTGACGACGCCCTGGTTGAAGGCGAGCTCGCTGTTCCAGCCGGCCGCGGCCGACGTGCACGCGAGGCCCTGGAAGTAGTTGCCGGTCGTGCTGGTGCGGTCGTCGGTGCCGCCCCACTGCCACGCGCCGTTGTCCGTGCCTTCGATGCCGCCGCCGGCGAAGTCAGCGCCGACTTCCGCAGCGCGGCCGTTGCCGTCGAGCGGGCCGCCGTAGCCGAGGATGCCCAAGAGGCCCTGCGGCTCGGCGCGGAACGCCGAGTTCTGGACCATCTGCGCGTTGCTCGAGTTGTCGGTCGAGCCGGTCTTGACGACCCAATCGCCGATCACGATGGTCGAGAGATCGGTGACGCCGGACGCGCCCGCCAGGAACTCAAACGTGGCCTGCGAGGAGTCGTCGACCGACGTGATGTTGCAGATCGCCTTGGGCACGCCAGCGCCCGTCAGGACGAGCACGCGCATACCCGCGGTGAGCCACTTGGTCGGCGCTTCGTTCGCCATGCCGGTTGCGCTGGCGCCAGGCGCGTTCAGGCCCGTGCCGATGTCCTGGTTGATGCGCAGCGTGAACTGCTGCGAGCCCGCGGCCGATCCGGCCTCGGCGATCTCGCACAGGCGGCCCGAGCCGTCGCTGTAGAGCATCCGCGCGCGGTCGAGCTCGTAGTCGTCGAGGAACTGCTGGATCTCCAGCGCCATCGGCTCGACGTCGCCCGCGCCGTTCGACATGGCGCGCACGAGCTTGCCGTCGAGGATGAAGCGGCCGAACTGCTGGCGCGAGCGGTAGGCGTACCACGCCATGCGCCGCTGGCCCGGATCGGGGAACTTGCCGTTGTCGCCGACCGCGTTGAACGCGCGCGGGTTGCGACCGTACATCGCGCGTTCGCGGACGTGGCGGCCCCCGACGTACTTCGTGTTCTCGGGGATCAGGGAGAGGATGCGCGCGTTGTTGTTGCGCGTGTCGTGCAGCACGTTGCTCACGAAGTCGTGAGTCAGGTAGTGCAGGAACGGGAATTGGCTCGAGGACGAGCCGAAGCCCAAGCCCAGGTTTGCGTCGGTGGCTGCCATGTGAGTTGAAGGTGGTTGGGGCAGCCACCGACGTTAGACCGGGGGCCGCCTAGACGGATTGATTCGTGCCGTTCAGCGCTTGGCGGAACGACGACATGAGGCCGCGGAGACCTTGCACCGCCGACCCGTCTTTGAGCGCCTTGCGCGTCGCGTACTTCGGGTCCAGGCGCGGGATCTGCGGAGCCCCGCTCGGCGTACGAGGCACGGCAGCATCAGCGCGCGATTGACGCGCCTTGCGCTCGACCTCCAGGTGACCCTCGACCAGCCGCTTCACTTGTGCGGCGATGATCGGCGCGGCGTCCTCGGGGGTCTCGAACTCGCCAGCGGCGAGAGACGACTCCAGGAGCCTGCGGGCCACGTCCCCAGCTTCGGGGTTTTCGTTCAGGTACGCCTGGGAGGACAGTGCGCGCTCGACCCTCGTGTGACGGTCCCTCTGGTGGAGGGCCTGCTCGGTCTGGTTGTACCGGGCTTCGAGGGCGGCGATGCGCCGCTCCCATTCCGTCGGGATTTGAGCCTGCCGCGCCTGCGGCGTCAAGGGCTCATCCAGAGGATCGCCTGCGGGCTCTTCGCGCCGCGCGGGCTGGACGCCTCGCATCACGTCGAGCGCAGCCTGGAAGCGCTCCGGGTGCGTCTGGCGCAAAAGCTCCAGGTCGCGCACCACGGCGAGGCGCGCTTCGTTGTCGCGCTGCTCACGCTCGACCTGCTGGCGACGCTCCTCGAGCTTGTCGGCCGCGAGGCCCTTCTGCGCAAACTTCACCAGGTCGTCGTGCGAGAGCTCGATGTCCTGGTGACGGAACCGCACCTTGGCCTTCGGCGGAAGCGTAGGCGCGGGCGCAGCCGGGGCCGCCGGCTGTTCGGGCGCGGCCGGCTCGCCGCCTTGCTCCGGCGCCTGCGGGGCCATGCGGTTCAGGATGCTGTTCGGGCGCAGCGTCGGCGCGGCCGCGGGCTGCTCGCCGCCACCGCGACGGATGGCGTTCAGCACGTCGAACTGCGCTTGCGGCGCGGACGGTTGCCCGTTGGTGGGCTTGATGATCTGGTTCTCGGACATGGCTCAGACGACCTCCTCACCGACAGACTCGTTGATCTCACCGGCACGACGCTCGAACTCCTCGCGGGAGCACGAGCCGAGCACGTACTCGCGTTTGACCATCACGTAGAACGTGACGTTTCCCTCGACATCCCGCTTGGGCGTCAGGTGCGGCGCCCACGGGCGCGAGTCCCCGGACAGCAAGCACTCTTGGCAGGGGATGTGATCCCGCGTCCAAATGTGCGTCGTCTCCGGCTTGACCAGCGAGAACCACTGATCGGGCCGAATCGCCCCCTCGTAGGGGCCGGTCAGGTAGGCCGCGTGGTGCTCGCGGTTCCGCGGGCAGTAGAGGAAGTGGATGTTCTCCTCCGCGTCGCGCTGGCGCTCCTCCTTGGCGCGCTGGGCGTCGCGCTCGCGCTTCTTCACGAGAAGCTCGGCGGCGCGGCCGTACAGCGGCTTGCGCGGGGCCTTGGTGGGTGCAGGCGCTTCCTGCGGGGCGGGTTCAGGCGTGCCCGGTTGGGGCGTCGCCTCGGCCTGCGGCTCCGTCGTCTGCGGCGTGGTGGCCGCCTGTGCGACGGAAGCCGCGAGGGCCTCCTTGTTGATGGTCTTAGCCACGGGTGGCTCCTTGGGATGCCTTCGGTTTCGGCTTCGAGGGTTGGCCCTTGTTGGCCCTCCCCCCCGGCTGGGTCATCTGCTGCAACTGGAGTTGCTGCAACATGGCCTGCTGGAGTTTCTGCTGGTGCTCCTGGTAGTGCTGGATCACCAGCTGGCGCGCGATCGGATCGAGCCGGCGGAACTCGTCGGTGCGCATCCGCCGCGACATGACGCGCATGTGCGCATCGTCGTCGTCGAACGGGTTGGTCTTGTAGTCGAGCATCGGCTCGCCAAGCTGGCTCTGCACGACGAACTTGAGCGGGTCGGCGACCATCTCGTCCCACTCGCGTTCCTGGTTCTCCTCTTCGACGAGGCGCTGCGCGAGCACGTCCTCGGCGCCGCCGTAGGCCAGCGTCTTGAGCACGCTGAGCTTGTCCTCGGGGTTGTTGATCGGGTCGAGCACGCCCGCCTGCACGTACTCGAGGATGCGCGCCCGCTCGACGCTCCGGCTCTGGAAGAAGTCGGGCTCGCCGACGATTCGAATGTCCTCGCGGATGTCCGCGGCCTCGAAGCGCTGCACGCGGTAGGCGTTGTCGGCGCCCACGTAGGTCATCGTGCGCTGCGTCGTGTAGAACTTCCGCGCCGTGGCGAGCATGATGCGCCCGCCGAGCAGCGTCGCCCGCAAAGCGCTGCGCGCCGCCGGCGTGAGCGCCTTGTTCTTCTCCTCGATCATCGCGTCGAGGCCGGGCCGCGAGCGGATCTGCCCCGGCAGCTTGCTCATATCGGGGTCGGCCTGGCTCGAGATCATCTGCATCTCGGCGAGCGCGCGGTTCGCCCCGTCGGCGAGCTCCTTGGGGATCATCGGCACCGGGCCGGGCATCATCGGCTTGCCGCCGGTTGCGAGCAGGTCGCACTCGTACACGACGCCGGGCTCGATGGCGAGCTGACCCTTGGGCAGCCCCGAGCGCTTGTCGACGAACATCGGCGGCGTCGAGTGGACGTTGGCGACTTCGGTTTGCTTGCCGCGCGCGTTGTTGTACTGGAACTGCGGATTGCGCAGGTCGTCGATGAGCGGGTGCCCCATGAACGAGCCCGGCTTCTTCTGCCAGTCGACCTTGATGAAGGGCAGCGGGTACTTCGTCGCCTGCATCGGGTTGTCGCGGTTCACCAGCACGGTGTCGCCCGCGATCACGATGTAGCGGCCTTTCCAGTTGTTGCGCCGCATCGGGCGCTCGAAGAAGCGCGTGAGCACCGTGCGATGGCGGTTCTTGTCGCGCGGCTGCATGTTCGCGTGCGGCGTGTTCGCGCCGCCCTGCATGAACGAGAGCAGCTCGTCCCACCACAGCGACGTGGTGCGCGGCTCCGCGGGCTTGATGTCCTTGACCGCGGCGAACCCGTAGGTGTCCTCGAGCGTCGAGAGGTCGACCATCTCGTTCGTGCCGCACCACGAGCAGGAGTCGTCCTGGAAGTCCGTGCGGGAAGTCCAGTCCCAATGCACGCGCAGCGGCGAGTGAACGCGCGCCGTCACTTCGCCCGGCGGGATGTCCTCGAAGCGCCCCTCGTCCTCGGCGACGCGTTGCTGGTCGGGCGTCAGGCCCACCACGGTCTCGCCGTTGTCGCCCAGGTAGAAGCGATCCGGCGAGCCCGCCTCCGGGTTCCAGCCGATCTCGATGAAACCAGAGCCGCACGCGGCCGCCCAGGTGAGCGCTTCCTCGAGAAGCTCGCTCCAGTTGACCACGTTGTCGCGCAGGTGCTCGAACAGCTTTTCGCTGACGAAAGCCTTGTCGCGCTCGGCCTTGGTGTGGTCCCTGGTCGGCGCCCGGAACACCGACGAACTGGCGAGCACGGTGCTGATCGCGCGCGTGACCAGCGTGCGCACGAAGTTGGCCCGGTACAGAACCTTGTGCGGCGGAAGCTGCGGCGTGCGGAACGCGATTCCGTCGTCGACGAAGTGCTGGTTCCCGTTGAGGAACGCGAGGTTTTTCACCCACTCGCGTTCCATCGGGTTGCGGTGCTGATCGTTCAGCTTCGGGCTGATCCGAGAGCGCACGTACTGCATGGCGTCGCTCTTGGTGAGCTTGCCGCGCGGTACGACCAGCGAGGGGCCGGATCCTTGCGTCTGGGAGTTGCGCGAGAGCTGAAACTGCATGGCGGCCTCGGGTCAGGTCTGGAGGTTGTTCGGCAGGTCGTAGCCGTCCGCATCCTGCTGGTACGTCGGCTGCATCGGAATCCGCGTGAACTGCGGTTGCGCGGGCTCCTGCGGCTGACCCATCGTAGCAACGAGGGGCGCCTGCGCTCGGATCGCGGGATCGGCGGCGCCGGAGAGGTGCGTCACCACGAGCAGCTTCTCCATGTCGGCCTGGCGCCGCATGGCTTCGCGCGCCATGCGCGCCGTGCTCGAGATCGAGTAGATCGCGGCCGCCAGCGCGAGCACCACGACCACCAGGGCGAACCAGTCCATCGTTCCGTTCATCGTCACAGTCCTTGCCCGTTCGGGGCGGTGTCCCAGCGCCGTTTGGTGTTGAGCCCGTCGTCGCCGCGGCGCTCGTTGCGGCGACGCCAGAAATCCTCATCGGAGCCAGTCGGCGGAAGCCGATCGGGCTCCTCGTGCGTGGCCTGTTCCGCGGCCGTCAGCTCGAGCAGCTTGAGCGCGATGCCGTAGGCCATGATGCAGTCGTTCCTGCACTTGCGGTCGATCTTCTCCTTCTCGTCGAGCTGCGCGTCGAGGCACTCCTGGAGCAGTCGCTTCGAGGGCGTGTCCGCGTCGGGGTTGGCGAGCGCGATCGCCACGCGGTCGATCACGAGGGCCTTCCCGCTCGTGCTCATGATCCAGCCCTTGCGCGGCACGAACTTGCCTTCGCGGTCCTCCCAGCGCTGTTGCACGAACAGGCGTTCGCAGCCCGCGGCCTCGGCGGCTTCGTACACGGCGAGCCCGTGCTGCGAGGGATGCGTCTCGACTGCGACGGTGGCGCGGTACAGATCACTGAGCAGCTTCACCGTGCGGCCGAACAGGTGCGGAGGCTCCCATCCGTACCACTCCGCGACCACAGCCTCGGTCTTGCAGTCGATCACGCACGCGACGCACGGGTCGCCGCCGCGCACGCCCGCCGCGGTGTCCACGCCGATCACGTAGTTGCGCCCGGCCGCCGGCCAGCGCCACACGCTCACCTCGCCGTGGCGGTCCTCGAGGATGCGCGGCTCGCCGGCGTCGTCCACGATGCGCCCCACCTGGATCGGCGGGCGAACGTGCGCGGTCATTTTGTGCTGGACGTGCTCGAGGTTGAACGCGCTGCGCCCCGACGCGAGCAGCGCCTCCTCGGGGAACGCCGGGCACTGTTCATGGAACGTCTGGATGTTCCCGTTGCACTTCTCCGCGATGTAGTAGCGGCGCCATGCCAGTTGGTCGTAGTCGACGTTCTTCGGCGGCGCCCCGCGGATGTGCACGCGCTGCGCGAGCAGGATGCGCTCCTCCGGCGTCAGCGTGCGCTCGATGCGCGCGCGGATGTCGCTCGGCAGCGCGCTCGGGTTCGAGCCGATCTTCGTCCAGCGATACTCCTCGTGGAGAAACCACGGGATGAACATGGCGGCCCAGCCGATGCCGTAGTCGACGCCCGAACCGTCCTCGCGCCGCAGGTCGTCGGGCATCGCCAAGCCCTGCTGCTTGTACCAAGCGCGCCGGAACTTGTCGGCGAAGTAGCCCGTGTTCCCCTTGGCCTGGGAAACGTCGATGGCGAGCGACTCGGGGACCTCGGGCAGCGCGAGCTCGATGCCCTTGCCCTTTTCCTCGGCGTCCGGCCACTTCGAGGTTTCCTCCATGTCGACGTAGAGGTTCGTCTCGCCGAAGCCTGGGTTCGGCGTGTTCGCGCTCACGACCTGGATGCGCGAGTTGAACGGCGGCCCCATGACGATCATGTCGCGGTTCGACTTGTCCGGCGTGAGGCTCCACGACGCGCCGCTCGACATCCGCAGCCGGGTGAACATCAGCTTCACGCGGCCGAGCAGCGTCTCGCACAGCTCCTCGCGGTCCGTGACCACGCGGAGGTTCAAGTTCGCCATCGTGAGCATCGCGTGCAGGAACACGGCCAGCGTGTAGGTGCTGATCCCGTTCTGGCGCACCTTGAGGATCACGACGCGCCGCGGGGCGCCGCGCCGCTCTTGCCTGAGCAGGATGGCCTCGAGGTTGCGCTGCGACTGGTTGTAGACGAACGGAATCGGGCGGGCCTTCTTGTCGACGATCACCACCAGGCGCTCGATCCACTCGCGGCGCGACATCCGCCACTGGTTGCCCCGCCGGTCGCCGAACACGCCGCGCTCGCGGTTGTAGAGCAGGAAGAAGTGATTGAGCCGCTGTTGCTCCGGCGAATCGCCGGCCGCCTCGTAGGCGCGGCGCTTGGCGTCCGTGAGCAGCGCCAGCAGGCGCGGATCGTCCTCGCGGAACCGCACGTCAGACGGACGCCTTTCGCGTGAGCTTGAGCCGGTTGATGAGGCTCGCCACCGCCCAGGGCTCGATCTCGAGCGCCCGCGCGATCTGCACATGGCTCATGCCCACGTCGAGCAGCGCCCGCAGCTTCTTCGCCTCGAGCTGCGCCAGGTCGCGCAGGTTCCGGTTCTTGCGGCGGAACGTCTTGTTCCGGTTCCACTGGAATTGGCACGCCGGGCACACGCGCACGCGCCGCCCCTCGGGGCCGCCGTCGACGACGAACTTGCCCATGCCGGGATACTCGCCGCACACGAACACGGTCGTTCTCACGACCCGCCCCGACGGGTATCGGTACTCCCACGGAGCCCCGCACGCCTCGCACGTCGACGGGACTTCGGCGTCCGGTTTTCGCTTTGCCATGCGCGGAGCATAGAGCCCACGTATCTCTCTGCGCAAGCCCCTGTTTCCGCGCGAGTTGCGGAAAAGGCGCGAGCCCCGCCGGTGTGCGATGCAAGACGCACACCGAGCAGGGCTCGCTTGACCCTCACGCGGGCGAGGCGTACAAGGGGCGCTCACGCGCGAGGAGTTGGAGTCTCCCCGGCGGAACTTTTCACCCAACTGGAGTCAGCAGTCGATGAACGAGACACATCGTAGCCGCTTGGGCGGCCGGCGCAATACCGGGGTTCGCCTATGAGCGCGCCCCAAAGTCGGGAGCCTCTCCCGTGGTTTCGGTTCGACGTGGCCGAGGTCGCCACAGCCCGCGGCGGGATGCGCGTGCTCGGCGATGACGCCGCGCTCGCCGCGATGATGCGCTTCGCCTGGCGCTCCTGGCGCGAGGGTCGTCTCACCGAGGACGACGCGCGCCAGACGTGCGGCGCCGGGTTCGAGACGCTGCTCGCCGCCATGCTCGAGCGCGGACCCGACGGGCTGCTGTCGCTGCCCTGGATGGAGGCCGCTCGGACCGAGGCCGACGCCTACCGGCTCCAGCAGCGGGAATCCGGCCGTAGGGGCGGCATGGCGAAGGCTGCTAATGCCAAGCGACCCTCTAGCGACCCTACAGGCTCGCTTAGCGACCCACTAGCGAAGTCTACCCAGGAGAGGAGAGTAGAGGAGAGTAGAGATTCAGCCCTACAGAGTGCTTCGCACTCTTCCGGGCTGGAGCCGGCGCCTCGCGGCGCGTCTCCGGGCGAACTCTTCGAGAACCCGAAGAGGCCCAAAACCGAGGCGAAGAAGGGCGAGCACGTCCAGGCGGTGGAAATGTTCCAGCGGGCTTGGGCTCGCATCCGGCACGGCGACCTCACGGTGACGGTCAAGACCGACCCGAAGGACATCCCGCCGGCTGAGCGGTACACGCCGACCGCAGCGGACTTCATCCACGCCGCGAGGCTCTGGAAGCGCATTGGCGGCGACACGGCCCTCCTGCGCGAGCGGATGAGCAACTTCTTCCAGAGCGATGCGCCCTGGATTCGGGCGGGCGGCTTTGCGCTGTTCGCCACCAAGTTCGATCTCCTGACCGACCCGATCATGGCGCTGAACGGCAGCAGCAGCGCCCAACACACCGAGAGCTGAGCCATGCCCCTTCGCTACTGGACCGAATCCGAAGTCCCCGAGGCCATGCTTCGCGGGCACAATCTCCACGCCCACGAAGTCCTGAGCCTTGCGCACATCGCCTGGTTCTGGCTGGTCGGCCCCGGCTCGAGCTCCTTGCTCGGCCCGGTGTTCTACGAGGGCTCGCGCCATTGGGACGTCGCCGTCGAGCGCAAGAAGTCGCACCTCGACTGCCGCTCGCGGGGCTGGACCGCGGACACCTTGCGCGAGGTTCACACCTTCGTCGAGCGATTGCGCGCCCGCAAGAAGGCCGTGCAGCCAACGCAGCAGGCCCGCCCCTCGCGTTCGAGGGCTCGACGCGACATCGACGTCGACGGCTCCGACGACGTGCAGCAGGCGCTCTCCCAGAGCGATCTGGGGCCAGGGCGGATTTTGCCGACCGTCGAACGTGACTGGCCGGAGACGTTCCACATGACCGACGAGGAGCGCGCCGAGAAGTGGCGAGCCGTGCAACGCGCATGGTCGCCCCGCGGTGCGCCGCCGCCCGAGCGCAACGACCGAGACCCCGACCAGCCGCGCGAGCGCATGAGCCACGTCAAGGCGCAAGTGCTATTCGCCGGCGACGACCAAGGCAACGATCCCGTCCGCGAGCCCACGGCCGCGGAAATCCACGCAGACGAGGAGTACTTCTGATGACACTGAACGAATTGATTTTGAACGCTGACGGAGACGATCCGATGGACAAGTTCATGAAGAGTTCCGACCTGGACGGGCGCGATTTGGCGTGTCTCGAGCAGGGCGTAAACGACACTTTGCGTCAAGCAGAGTCTCGCTTTGGGATGCTTCCGTTCAGAGTCGACGCCTGGACCGAAGGCGTGGATATTTTCGCTGGCGGCAGCGTCTCCGCACGGCATGGACCCGTACCGATTGAGTCTCCGGTCAGAGCGGTGCGCGTGGATCCGGGCGGCGTGATCTTCGCTAGGGGCCACAGCAACCACTCCCCCGAGATCCGCGTTCTCGATGCGCCGCTGCATTGGCGCATCGCGGCCGTCACCATGCTCCCCGCTCTCGCGCAGGCCCACGCGGAGAAGATCGCGGCTCTTGTGGCCGCCGCCAAGAAAGCGCTGGGCTCGTGATGGATACCAAGCCCGACCCCACCTACGACAAGCTCCCCAAGGACGACGCAATGCCGGATGGCTTCACAGCCTGGCCCAAGTTCCCCGGCGATCCCGCACTGCTCGAGATCAGCCCGCAAGCCACACGTAAGCCGCGGAACATCCGGCGCCTGCTCGGCGAGAACCCGGTCAGCACCGAGTCTCTGCGGGCCGATATCTACGCCGCCGGGCGCCGCGCGCAGAAGCTCCACCGAGAAGCGCTCGAGCGTGAGGAACCCGAGCGTCCGGCCGCCCAGGCCCGCGAGAATCTGCACCCGGACGCCTTCGTCGATGACTTCGACGACGAATAGGCGACTAGGCGCGCTACATCAGCCCGGCGTTGGCGTCCAGGCCGTTCGCCTTGCGCATCTTCTTCTCGTCGCCCTTGCTCAACAAGAGGCCCTTGAGGCGCAAGTACGCCTCTCGTCCACGCTGGGCCACGGTCTGCCGGTCGCTGAGCATCATCTCCAGCACGCACATCAGCGCGAGCTTCTGCTCATCGTCCGGCAGAGCCTCCAGCCTGTCGAGCTCACGCTCCACCAGCCGCGAAATGCCCTGCACGGCACGCAGCCTTTGAGGATGGGCCGCCCCACGCAGCTCCGCGTTCATCGCCTTCGATGTCTGCGCTCCGTACGGCCGCGAAGGACGCGAACGCGGAGGCACGTACCGCCCTTCCGCCCGCGCGTCCAGCACCGCGTCGTGGCCGTTCACGCCACCATCGAAGCTCGACCCCACGAGTCAGCCCTCAGCGACCTCAGCGCATCCCCAGGCGCCGGCCCTTGATGCTCGGCACCTTGCACTCCCCGCCAGCCGCAGGGCCGCTCGTCACCTTCGTCTTGCCCTTCATCACCACGCCGCCAGCCTCCTTGTGACCGCTCGTCCCCACGATCTTCGCCGGGCTCCGCTGCACGCTCGGGCTGATGACACGCCGCTGAATCTGCTTCTTCATCTCGAGGAATCCTCCTGCTCCCCAGCTTCGCGCCGCAACTTCTCCCGCGCAAGCCCTTGCCACGCGCATAGCACACGCGCTATTCTCTGTGCACCATGGAAACCACCAACACCACCGCGCCCAAACCCACCGAACCCTACGACGTGAAGATGCGCACGATCCCTCTGCGCATCAAACCGAAGGGCCAGCCCGCGCCGCAGAACGCCGACGCCGAGGACCCCTTCGAGGAAGCCGGCGACGCACAAGCGGACAGCCCGCCGCGCGCTCGCGTCCGGGTCCACCCTTCGGAGCGCGTCATCCGTGAGCTCGGCAAGTGCTCCGTCGAGGAAATCGACGCCGTGGCGTACCACCTCGCCATCTACCGGCCGGCCCTCGCACACTTCCTCCACGCCAGCCTCGAGAACTGCGCCCGCACCATCGCCGCCGAACGCAACCGTCAGCTCGAAGCCAGCGCCCGCGCCGCACAGCGCGCCACGAACGACCCGCCCAGCGAGACCAGCGGGCAAGCCCGCGTACACTGACCACCGCACACCGCAGGCGGTCCTGGTGACCCCCGACGGCTCATAACCGACGGGAGCGGGGTTCGACCCCCCGGCCTGCTACCACCACAAGCGCCGCGCGCTCCTGACCAGCGCGACGCCCAGGCCCGACGCTCGAGACCAACTCCCTCGACGCCGGGCCTTCTTCGTGCCCATGGGACCCAGCCCAAATTTCCCGGCGCGGGCAAAACGATACGGGACTCCAGCGAGCCTCTGCATGGGACCCAGAGCGGAGGATGGCGGGAGAGGAGGGATGAGGGATCACCCTACGCCCTCCACCGCCAAAACCCCCCGGCCACCCCTCCCCGCCCCGGTCGCGCGCGCCCCGACGGTCCAGGATCTGGATTCCAACTCTTGGACTCGCTGTCTGGAAGCTGGACGGACGGGCTGTCCAGCGGTTGGACGCGAGCGGTCTGGGGATTGGACGGGTTGCGGGCTGGCGATGGGCGAGAGGGGAGAGCGGGCGGGCTGGTGGATGATCCGTCCCGCCATCCCGTCCTCCGATCCGATCATCCGCTCCGAGGCTTGCGCACCGGTCGATCCGATGCGAGCAGCGGTCCACGCTCCGAGCATCCGTGCGCAGGATGCGAGCGACGGAGCGGCGCAGTGTGCGGAGTGTCGTAGGTGGACACGTTCGGCCACGCTGCTTCGCCGTGCCAGCGTGAGGACACCCGGCCTCGCTGCGCTCAGCGCCGCCCGGCTAAGACAGCGCACTGTCAAGAGCCCGTGTCAAGAGCGGAGAGAGCGGCTCGCGTGGACGCTCAGGCCCGGCCCGA